TGTAAGAGGGTTTGTGGCGCCTGTTATGGCAAAAGATGCGCTATAAATACCGGTTGATACCCAAGCTCCGGTCACAACATATGGGTTTGTGCTAACTGTGCCATCATCGTCCATAACCCATTGCCTGGGGAGAGTAGTTGGAAGTTTTATCGCGGCGCGCTGGGCACCGCCGCCCGTAAAACCACTTACAGTTATATCAGTAGAGTCTGATGTTGCGACAGTGTTATTGCCGGCGGCGCCGGTCTCGTCTTGTGTAAGCGTAAGTTCTGTGCCTGTGCCACCCGTAAAGCCGCTTACAGTTATATCAGTAGAGTCTGATGTTGCGACAGTATTGTTGCCGGGTTGGCCGGATACATCTTGTGTGAGGGTAACGGTAGCTGAGGCGCCTTCGGACCATGTTATTTTACCATAATGAGCATTGCTTGAGTTATTGCCGGCCGCGGTCACTAGCTCGGCGGCCTTGCTAGCGTCCTCGGCCATGCCTTGAATTCCTATATTTGTTGTGGAGGCGCCATAAGTATTCGATGATGCATCGTCGTCAAGTGTATAGACAACTTCTGTTCCGTCAGTTGACTCAACTGTAAAGGTTTCGCCGTCGTAATCCTCGGCGATTGCGCTATTAAATTGTATTGTTGCTGTAGCTGCGGCTGCGGAGTCTCTAGCAACCGATATTTTGCCATCATGAGCATTGCTGGAATTTGTAATGGCGTCTTGGACCCGGCCTGCAATCCAAATCGCGTTGGGGCCACCTTGAATTCCTATATTTGTTGTGGAAGCGCCATAAGTATTTGTGCTTGTATCGTCATCGAGCGTATAAACAACTTCTGTTCCATCAGTTGACTCAACTGTAAAGGTTTCATCATCGTAAGCAGCGGCAGAGTTATTATTGAAGACTATTGTTGCTGTGGCTGCAACGAGTGTTCCTGATTTTAAACTACCGGTAGGTTCTGAGTTGTCGGCGGATCCAGAATAAAAACTCACATAGATGGCGTCTGTCCCGATAGATGGGATATTCGCCAATTGGCCGCGAACATAATTGTAAAGATAAAGAGTGTTCAAATTATCATTAACACCAGCCAACGAACTACTGTAAAAGATTTCCCCTCGATCATCTTTTTTGCTAGAATCCCATCTCGCCTCAATGGCCGGTCGCTTGTAAAAATATTGTGTTCCTCTCGCAAACAATCTTTTCGTATAGTACGATGTTGTTGAGCCAGTCGGGTTTTCTATGTATCCGGTAAACGTCGGATCAAAATCTGTTGAAAAGAATGGCTCGTAGGCACCCGAGAGATGTATTCCGAGGCCGTAATTGTCCACAGTGCCGGCAGACCACAATTCAACCATTTGTGTAACATCTATCTCGATGTCTTCTATCCCAGTATAGAAGCTCTGACTAAACCAGCGATAAGGATATGCTGCATTTGCAGTTGTAATATAGTCTCCGCCAACTTTTGTCCATGGTATCTCGTTGTTTCCATCTTGTTGAACTGCAAGAGCTATTCCACCTAAAGTCCCGACAACAGACGAATCGGTGGCGCCGCCGGCAGTACTAGCTGTTACATAAACTATGTGGCTGGTTGTTGGATCGATATTTGATGAAAAGCTGCCTTGAGCATTGACGACGGAGTGAAACTGCGCTGCGATGGACTCCTTGTCCGCGCTGGTGGAGCTTATGTCTACTTCCACTTCCGAACCATCTACCGATGGGGCAGAGTCCCCAGAGCCGTCGTTGAACCACAAGTTGAATCTTTTTTTGATGTTATATACTTTTATGTAATTGGCGCCTGAGCCAGCGCCATAGTCCGCTAAAGTATCAGAAGAGAAGGTCACCTTGGTGATTTCTTGCAATCCTTCGCCCTTTCTGGCGATCCAGTTTGAGCCCCTGTTTCCGTTGGTGACATCTTTGTATCCCTCAAGATCCAAACCGAAGCCCTCTTCCCAATCCGCTGAGATTGGTTCTGCCACAATTGTAAAGCTGCCCGATGGCACTGTCTTAGAGTGCTCTGCATTATGGAGCTTTAAATAAAATTTTACACTTCCGGAGGCTGGAATCTTTGAGTTGCTTCGATCTGACGTTATCTCAGATATAGGAAACTTAATCAGCGCTCTGGATATCTCTGCTGATGATGTAGATTGTCGGCCGTAGACTGAGAATATCTCCATGACGTCTGCGGCGCCGGCATTTGCGCCGGTGGCGCGCGTAGATAAGTTTAACTTATATGCGGTTGTGATAGTATTGTCGGCTATAGCATAATACTTCTTAATGGCCATTATCTAACCTTTCCTTTAATGTCAACTTCTGGATATTTTAATTCCGCAACTGCGTTTTTGGGAATTATCAGATAGTCTCCGTTAGGCGAAAGATTTTTATCTATGGTGAGACTAGCATTTGAATAATTTGCGCCTGTTTTGTTTACAAGTTTTACCTTAACAACATCCAAAACTCCGTCGACTTGCTTTAAGGCTTCATATATATCGCTAAGATATATTGGCTCTCCTATATATAAGGAAACATTATACTTATCTTTCAGAGCCCCGACCGCCTTATTTAGCGTTGAAAACTTGTCGGCGCCGGCAGAAGGTTTTACTATGAATTCAATTCCAAAATTAATTATATATGGATCAACAATGTCAACCGTGTCGTTAATCATTCTATGTTGATTTAACCATGTCTTTAGATTTTTCTTAATGGTGGAGTTGGTCACTGCGAGATTCCCAAAACTATCTTCGGATATGACATAGAGATCGAGATTTCGCTTTTTAGAGTCTGGATCTCGCTGGGCTGATACGCGCTTTATGGATCCATATTTTGCCGGCATTCTGTAAGATAGATTCTCATAGTCTGTCTGTGTAACTGCTCTATTTTGTGTGGGGAAGGTGTCAAATATTCTTCTCTTTATTTCGCCAGTGTCGGCATAGGAGACATCTCCTACTATTGGTTCTTCATTTGAAACCTCGAATGAAGATATCACATTGCTAATTTCATCAACATCTAATATTGATTGATCTGCGAATTCAGTAAGAGCGTGGGCCACATTGTTTAATGAGCCCACGGCAACATTTGAATTAGCAGGATTTGTTACTCTATAGGCTATCGACAATGTTGTGTTTGCGGGAACAATTCCCAAACTCTTGTTTTTCGACAGTCGAGTTGGATCGAATGTTGTGTCTGATGTATAATTTTTCCCGAAGATCTCCATTACAACCGATTGAGGATCGGTTACAACATCTGATTCAGCAGCATCACCACTTCCAAATTGTATGTATGTGTTAAGACGATCTCTTTCTACAATAAATTTTCTAGAAACCAAAAAAGGTTTCAAAATTGAGGGAACATTATCATTTTTATAATTTTGATTAACCACTTCTTTATAAACTATATCCTGTGAGAGATAATCTACTTCGAAATATTCTTGACCTTGAGAATCAAAAACAGAAACAATTTCCGCTATATTTGGTATTGAGAGCCTGATCCTCTTAAATCGTTCATATGGACCAGTAACAATGTCAGTTCGGCCAAAATATCCAGAAACCACGCTAGCGTATGCCTTAATTGCATAATATAAGGGGGCGCCCGTAGTCGTGTTTACGCGCGCGACAACTATTGGATATTCTGGATTGGCAAAATCAACATTTTCTAATAAAACAAAATTTAAATTATTGTCAGATGTAAAGCGACTTCCTCTCTTTAATATTGGAATATAATTTCTGTCTGGTCCTACCCCTGTTGGGGAGGCCGGCACCAATACGAATAGACCTACGGATCCATATGTTGAAGGGCGCCCAGTAAACTTATACCCCATGGCCCGACCTATGCGCAGCACATTATTGTATTGATATGCTGTGTCTAGGAAGGATTCGTTTATATTATAATCCATATAGAAGGATAGCTGATCGGCAATATATGCCACCGAATCAACCATCAACGAGCCAAAGGACGCTTCGCTGAAGTCTTGGAATGATTCTGGGTAGAATCTTTCTGCTATTTCCAGCAAATCTTGCCTAATGCTTTCGAATTCTCTATTAGTATAGTTTATAGGAACTATCTTTTTTTGATCAGAGCCCATTAAAAATCCTCATTTTTAAATAGTAATTTGTAGTGTTTCGGAGACTCCGCCAGTTGGAATTGTATAAACAATTGTGATTCCCATTAGATTTTGATCAATTTGGTTCAAATCGAAATTAACTTGCGAAATACTTATAATCGGCATAAAAAGTCTTACTTGCTCTCTTATCCTACTTTCGATTTTATAGGTGGTGGTGTCATTAAAATTCTCAAATAAGAATCTGCGTACGCCAACACCGAACTCTGGTTCCATGACACGTTCGCCAGGACTAGTCAATACTAGCATTTTAAAATTCTGCTTAATGGTCGCAGCAAAGCTCTTAAGCATAGTAAACCCATCGGCCGAATCTCTTGTTATTGGTAATGCTACGCCTAATGAAGCCATTTTGAATCCTCTTAATAATTATGTATTAATCACTTTTATCGCAAAGTTTACCTTCAGCGTTGTATGGATTAGGTCTAAGTTTGCCTCTCTGCCACCAAGAAAGTATTCCTCCGCCCGGGCTTGGCACTATTCTTGCTTTGAGATTTTTAATAAATAGGGCCCCCGATTTGGCACCTTCGTCGGCGCCCGTCGAAAAATGTCTAGCATTATAATATGCTCTAAATATTTTTTTAATTCTAGACTTAGAATTTCTTAATAAAATTCGATCCCAATTATCCCATTCTAGAACAAACGCGCCGCCAAACAGACCGGGCTGGCGATCAATATAAGATTGCCAACCCTCGTTTCCGCGAATGTCAAACCCCGCGAATTCCTCAACTTTCTGTTCTATCATCTTCTCCTGATCCCATGGACTTGGTACTTTAGCTGTCCTATCACGGTTTGTCATTACATATCCGATTGCGCCGGGCTTTTTCTTTACATTCTCGTGGCTGAAGAACTGGTTGGCCTCGGGTTCTTCGCCCTTCGAAGCAACCGCACGCATACTCGCGATGGGCAGCAGCGCGGGATCTTCGGTATCCATCAGCTTTACTTGAGCCATATGGTCCTTATAGCCAACAGTAACTTCTCCAATAGACGATACAAACGCCATATCATTATAAATTGCCAATGTTGCGACTATCTTCGGAAGTGGGAAAATATATTTAACCATTAATTTGAATTTCTGATCTTCCTTAAGGAGTTTTAAAAGACACAACAGTAAATGACTGTCCGCATCAAGTGGTGCGATGGCCTCAACTGGAAGATCGAGAGCGTCGACTTCTACAGAGGTTATTGGCACTGGCTGGCCACCATGATTATAGTAAAATTGTAATCCGTATCTAACACCCAATTCTCCCTCAATTCCAACCACTGGTAGAGGGGCCGTAGGATCAAGTGCCTCCCCCACTACTTCTTTCATATCGCCAGGATAGGCTTCTGATATTAAGGTACCTTCGGGATTGCTTTTTATCGCGTCTAAAGCTGTTATTGTGTCGTACTTGATGCCATTAATACTTATATATTTTTCAAGTTTGAAGGGCAGATCACCAGTAGTTGCGGTCGTGTAATCTGCAATGTCTCCGATACCGGCCCACACAGACTCTGTCTTGGTATATTCGCCAACATCATCAGATTCAGTAACCTTGCTGTCGTGCATTGTACCTACTTTAATCAAATTCGCAATTGGGCGTAAAATATCTTGCGGATCACCAGAAGGTTGCTCGCCGGCTACATATTCAGTTTCACCTAATTCATTCTCGCGCACATGAAAATATCCAACATATTCCTCTCCGACGCCCAGGCTTTCCGGATCGTCTGCTATGGCAATTCTAAATTGAGCGCCTGGAGAATACCAATCTGTGCCTTCTGTCGGCAAGTCAACCATTTGTTCAACAAAATCAGGACTGCCGAAACTTAGCCCCTCACCGCCCGCGCACATATTCGCAAATAGCCAGTAGTCTAAGTCAAAAATCGTAGGATGAAAGCCTTGTTTTCGCAAATTTGTTATTAATTTTTCTCCCATGAATGTAAGTTGTTCATTTACCAATTCCTTGAGAACTAATTTTGCGTCTTCTTCGGATGCCTTTACTGTTTCTAAATTCTTGTCTCCCCTGTATCCCTTAAGTGTTTGAAGTTCGCCGGCTTCATCGGTAAGCTTAGCATGCCATAAGTCTTCATCCCATGGAAAGTTGTAATTTTCTTGCACATCGTTAAGTCTTTTTAATGCCTCTAAAACACTATCGGGGGCTTCTATTTCCCCTTCATCTACTCTCCATGCATAATACTGAACCGATTGCTCCAAGAATGCATACCAAAATTCTTCATCTTTGAAGGGGGTGAAAAATTCCCAGAAGCTAGATTGAGCATCTTTAAATCCTTCTTCCATTACTTCAACAATATATTGTGAGTACAAAGAACTACAATTATCGGGGAACCGCGGCATAACCTTTGAAAATGTTCCAATTGATTTAAAGAAGTGCACAGTGGCATAAATTCTTATTGCCGCTTCGATAACTCCAGCCATACCAGCTTTTGCGGGACGATCTAAAATTCTATTATATGGCATTTCAACTGCACAATCGGGATCTGATTTTAATCTAGGATCATCCGGTATTTTTGAATATAGATCAGTAATTCTATCCTGAATTTGTCCAAAATCAACAATATCTGTGTTATGTGGCTTGCATGGGGTATATTCAGGGAATAAAACGTCGACGAGGCCGAGCCATCCCTCATATTGCATTGGCTTCACATATATAGGCGGGCTCGTGTGTGACCCCCCGTATCGGGTTGGATCCAAATAAATTACGCGAGCATCGGCTTCGCCTACTCTGTATTGATTCCGACTGACTCCCAATAACATGTCGTCATTCTCGGCTTCTCTCCAACCGCCATCTTCATCATCATATATGGGCGTAGCATCGCTGTACATCATGCCCTCACCTGGCTGGCCTTCTGGAATTAGATAGTCGGTATCTTCCGCAGTTAGACTGTCATATTTCGCGCCATACTGCCATCCGGTTGTATTTTCTCCTATTTCTCTCGAAAATGTCTTAAAAAGTAACGTCATGAATTCATCATAGACCGGCTTAACGTTTCCTTCGAAAGTCTCATATCCTGAATCGTTTAACATATCGGTTAAAAGACTTACTTGTGGTATGTGTTCTCTGGTTTGTTCGAAACAAGCCCCAAAGTTTGGATATTTGGACAGGTCCATGTCATCCAGCACCATTGCATCATCAACCGCTAGAAATTCATAGCGCCTATTTTTGATGACTGACTTTTCTTCTTCGGGGACGAAGAGGGCCCCCGCCAGGGCAGCAAGGCCAGAAAATATTACATTAATCAGCCCAAACAGACCTGCAATCGCCCAACCAAGAATCGGCACCATGCCAAGCCAGTCTGGTATTGGAATCATCTCTATGATCCAAGGTTCTCGTGTGATGAGTTCTGCTTCGGGAGACGGTATTGACGACCTTTGATTAACATACTCAACTATTTTAATTCTTGCGTTATCATCTGGACGGCTAGCATATATTCCTGTTCCTCGCGTGGCGACCGCAGTGACGCCCAAATCTGTTGCCGAGACCACACTAAGTTCTTCTAATTCTTCTGGGGTGTAGTCGCGAACTTTATATTCATATTCTTCTTCGACCTCCGCCAAATCTGATAAATACATCTGCACGTTAAAACCGTAACTATAATGTGGATTTGTTGGGGTACCCTCGTTGCGCGGAAAAGATCTGTATCCTGCTGCGTTATCTCTATACTTTAATGTGATATCGGCGCCCTCGCCGCCTGAAACTCCCTTCCTTGGTAATCGCTTAACTACAACCTGTTCATTGGCGAGATCTGCATCGAGTTTCGTATTGTAACCAAAATCAGGCAGCATAAACAAATCAATGCCGCCGCCAAAAAATGTGTCAAAGTTCAAATCGTCGAAACTAACATAATAATTTTTTGCTGGTAATAGATTGTTTTTAGACTCGAATATCATGCTCTCAGCCAAATCTGTCGCAAATCCGTGCGTCATATTATCCGAGCCATCGGTTGCTCGGCCAGATGTGGCCGGAGGCATGTTCTCGCTTTCGCCGGCAACCAAAAATTGTCTCATCAACCATGAGCCAACGTACGTTGGAAATTGTCCATGCTGCTGCGAAAAGCCTGCATTTCCTTGAGCAAATGACCAAAATCCAGCAGCTGCTGATCCGCCGTTTGAAACGTTGGTGGCAAAATTAACATAACTATTCATGTTAAAAGATTTTCTCCAGTGCGCGGTGAGTGGGTTTCCTTCTGTGTCTGATAAAACCATGTTCATAAATCCCCAATCGTCATCGCCAGCAAACAGCCCACCATTGCCGAGCATGTCTTTTGCAAAATCAATTTTTAACATTTCAAGATCATTTTTGAGAGCGCTGCTGCCAGCCTCGGCCATCTCTTCCGGCATGTGCGGGAAAAGACCGTCGTCGCAACCTGGCTGTGATATTATGGGTGGCATATTGCTGGCTATATAGTTTGGAATTCCCCCCTGAAGTACATCTCCCAGTGTTTCAAGATCGTCCAGAATGTCGTTCCGATTATCTGCTAGCATTTGCTCGCATTGTTCTTTCGAGGCTCTCCCTTCTAAAAGGGTGCATCTTAGCTCATTGAAGTTCTCTAATTGTTCTGGCGTTGCACACAGGGTTGGATTCGCTGGCAACATATCGTTCTCTGGCAACGTATCCAACATTTCTCTCATTTGTTGCCTAAAGTCGCCGGGCATCAAATTTCCGCAATTTCCTAAAAATCTTCCAAATGATTGTGGTGTTGGCATCGCTGCGGCCAGTTCTGGGTATTCAAACTCTAATAATTGAGTTCCTATCTCTATTAAATCTTGGGATGGGTTTCCTAAGAACGCCTCCATTAATTCTGATCTTGTGGTTGCACCAGACAAATCTTGAGTAAATTGCAAAACCTGATCACGATTGGACAAGGCAGCCGCGCCGGCGCCAAGGGAAGCCATTAAATCTACTATTGTATCTTCCACTTGTTGACCATCTGCGTCGGGACCGCAAATTGAATCACGAACAACTTCACTAAATGTGGTACTTCCCTGCATTACCGCAGGGACGGCAGTTGCCAATTTTCCAGTGACTTCCAGTGCTTTACAAATTGCATCACCAATTATTTCGCATATTTTAACCATTAATTTTAAGATAATCAACATTATTAGCTGTTCGACTGCTAGCTTTATTGCTTCCCATAGATTCTTGAGGATGTCTTTTATACTGGGGATCCAGCGAAAAGGGTTTTCCATTCTAAGTGTCCTGAGTTCCGCCATGTTGCGACAAAATGGCAATTCAATATCTTTTATAAAACTAAGGAGATCTGGGTTGAACAGGGGCGGGATAGGACAGTCAAACGAAGCGATGATAGCACCAATAATTTGAGCGCCAGGGAATTTATTTAATTCATCAAGAAGCGCCAAAAAGTTGTCGCTATAAACCTCTATGAGCGCGGCAACATAAGCCTCCATTACAACGCTTGGATCCAGTTCGTCTTGTGCAGCGCCGGCAATATCAAATTGCTGGGCCAAGGTTCTTCTTGTTGCCGTAGAGGCACCGGCGGCTTCCTGAGAATATGCAGCCGGCGGAGAGGCCGAACCCTCATAGGCGCCTTCAACTCTATTCATCCTCTCCTGATCAATTACGGCCTGGATTTCCCATGGCTTCGAATAGGACGTCTTAGACGCCATTATATTTGATATTTGCTGATTGGTGCTGTCAGGTGGAAAAATATCTCCCGACTCAAGCTTGCTCTTTACAAGAGCGTCAAGTTGCATTTGTTTTTCTTCCGGGATCCCCACGAATAGATCTCCAAAATTTTCAATTGACATCGCCTTGAGGGCGCTTTTGATCATGCTGGCCATGGCTTCTTCAAATGTTAGGCCTCCCATTAAACATTTGAGAGCGTCTAGAAGAAGATCAAACAATCCACATGCCTTTATTCTTTCGAAACCAAACTCATACATCTGATCTAATTTCTTTTGAGCGGGACCAAATGGAAATATGTTGGCTAATGTTCTGGCGCACATCTGAGTAAATATCTGATCGCTTTCATTCAATTCTTTGAGGGCCTGCATTTGGGCCATGGCAAAAATATTTTGTCTTGTATTTGTTTCTGGGTCATAAACGAGACCAATCTGGACCTTATCTTCACGTACCTCATCACTATCAGCACGGCAAATACTCTTGCGAAATTGATAGGCAATTGCATCGCCCAAATCAAAGACATCATCTAAGATATCTTGACCTAATTCTTTTGCTTCGTCTTCCAGTGCGCCCGCAATACAACTCATAGTGGTTTGCGATTCTTCTTCTGCTTCCGTTTTAAGCGATGAATATATTTCTGGATATGTGTATTTTATTATGAATTCTTCCCACGGCATTTGAACTCTTGCCGAAAGAGATGTCTCCATTTGATATAATTGGACGAAATATGCTACCGCGGTGGGGTCTCTCCACGACGGCTGCATGATTAAGCCTTTTAATTTTTTTCCACTATAAACTTTCGGTTTTTCGCTACACTCATCAGTCCAAACCAGCATTTTTAAAAGTTTATAATTATTAAATGTCATCTCCAATTTTGTTACTTTTTCGGCATTAAATATAAGCCCACCGACCCCTGGAAGA